TGGATTGGAGCCTATACCCGATTGCCTTTGACGACGACGGAAATCTGGCTGATGTAATTTTCCGCGATACCTACACCGAGGGCAAGACAATTTACACACGGCTTGAGCGTCATGTTGTGGAGGGCGATAACGTCAAGATCACGCAGCGCGCTTTCAAGTCTACAAGCAAGGATGCAATCGGCGTGGAAGTTCCGCTTTCCGAAGTTGCTTTTTGGGAGCAGTTGGAGCCGGAGGCCACCGTACAGAATACGGGCGGTCAGATGTTCGGTTGGTTTAAGGTCGCAGCGGCTAACAGCATTGACGTTGACAGTCCTATGGGCGCGTCTTGTTTCTGCAAAGCGCGGGACACTATCAAACAGGCCGATATGCAGTATTCCCGTCTTTTATGGGAATACGAGGGCAGCGAGCTTGCGATTGACGTTGATCCTACCGTGCTGCGCCCGAAGAAAACAGAGGGCGGCGGGTTGGAAATGCCGAAGCTGAATAAGCGGCTTTTCCGAGCTGTAGACGCGGACAAAGGCGACGGTGACTTGTACAATGTTTTTTCACCGACAATCCGTGACGTGGCCCTTATCAACGGCCTCAATCAGCTTTTGATGCGCATTGAGGATCAATGCGGGCTGGCCCGTGGGACGGTATCTGACGCCAACACCGAGGCGCGAACGGCTACAGAGCTGCGTATCATCAAGCAACGGTCTTATGCTACGGTAGCGGACAATCAGAAAGCCCTTGAAAGCTGCCTGAAAGACGTTATCCGTGCTATGGACGTGTACGCCACGGTTTATAAACTTGCGCCGGAGGGCGAGTATGAGGTATCATTTGAGTGGGACGATAGCATTATCACTGATACCGAGCAGCAGATGAACGAGCGTATGATGCTCTTAAATGCTGGTCTTATCAGTAAGGCCGAGTTCCGCGAGTGGTATTTCAACGAGACAAAGGATCAGGCGCAAGCCGCCGTTGACGCCATTGCGGAGGAAGATATGAAAGCTCAGATGGCCGGTATCAATCAGCTCTTGCCTACCGCCCCAACAGGGAGTAATCCCCCGACAGAGCCGGAGGATAACCCCACGGACTAAGGAGGACGCGTAAATGCTGACCGAAAAAGAGCTTGAGGCCGCGATCAAGCGGATCACTGACCGGCTGGATGAAGTAAACCGGCTATATATCAAAAAGATTGCGGCGCAGCTCTTGAAAATCGGGGAGCTTAATGCGACGAGCATAAACCGTCTTATCATTATGACGGATATGGGCGCGGACATTCGGGAGATCACCCGCGAGCTGGCGACGGCTACGGCTATGAATGTCCGCGACCTATATAAAATCTATCAAGCGGCATTGACTGACACCTATACCGATCCCCGGTTTAAGGAAGTATTGAAAAGTCGTCCATTGTCCCCGGAACAGAACGCCCGATTAACACAGTTTGCGCAGAATGTGAGCGTACAGACCGCGCAAGCCATGTTTAATCTATCGAACACGACGGCCATTGCGGACAGCTATAAAGAGGCCGTTGATAAGGCGATCACGGCTACCGCAGCGGGCTTGACGAGCTATCAAGAGGCGGCGCGTGATATTATTCGAGAGCTGGGCTATAACGGTTTGCAAGTGCAGTATGAAAGCGGCTATCACCGCCGTCTTGATTCTGCTGTCCGGCAAAACATTATTGACGGCGTTAATCAGATCAATCAAAACGCGTCCCTTGCAATGGGGGAGGCGTTAGGTTTTGACGCTGTGGAAATATCCGCACACGCTAACAGCGCCCCGGATCACGAGCCGGTGCAAGGCCGTGTCTTTCTCAAATCTGAATTTGAGAAGATGCAAGCCGGTCAAGATTTCTACGATGTTGACGGCCACCACTACGAGGGCTTTAACCGGCCTATCGGTGAATGGAATTGTATGCACATTGCAATGGGCTTTTCTACCGAACATTCCATACGCCGATACACCGACGAACAGCTTGAACAGTGGAAGAAAGACAATGCGCGCGGGTGCGAGGTAGGCGGCAAGCATTACACCATGTATCAAGCTCGACAGCTTATGCGGCAGATCGAAACAAAGGTACGGCGTGAAAAGGACGCCGCCAACGCTGCGCGGCTCAACGGTAACGACATGGAGGAACGGCGCGCCCGTCAAAAGACCATCAACGCCTTGTCCAAACAGTATTATGCTGTGGCGCAAGCATCCGGCTTGCCCGCGCGCAGCGCACGGCTCTCTGTGGAGGGCTTTAAGATGGTTAAGGTCTAATATCGGTCAAATTTGCCTATCAAATCTCTTTGGCTGGCGCGCATAAAGCGTTTGACCGCGCAGGGGTATAACTGCCCTACCGAATAAAGCGGCCCTCTACGGGCCTTTTAGAGCGTTCTACGGCAATTTCGCCGTAGGGCGCTTTTTCTATCCTGGTATTAAGGCACTCAGCCTTGATATATAAATCATCCCCTCGACATCGGGACTTAAACTGTCGGCGGCGCAGCACACAGTTACGCCGAGAAACGGAGGAAGATATGAAACTCAACGAATTACTGTCCCCGGAGCTGTACGCGCAGGTACAGGCAGAAATCGACAAGGTAAACGCCGGTCAGCCCGACAAGACAAAGCACGTCCGCTTTGCCGATCTGTCGGAGGGTGGCTATGTCTCTGTCGATAAGTACAATTCTCAGGTCAACGGCCTCAATCAGCAGGTCAAGGATTTGCAGGGTCAGCTTACGCAGCGTGACACCGACATTTCTGACTTACAGGGCAAGTTGACGGCGGCACAGGCTGACGCTACCAAACTGGCCGAAGTGCAGACGCAGCTTACCGGCTTGCAGGCCAAGTACACTAAGGATCAGCAGGATTGGGCTGCTAAGACTGCGAAGCAGCGCAAAGAGTTCATGGTACGCGAAAAGGCGAATGACCTGAAATTCACGTCCGCAGCGGCGAAGCGTGATTTTCTCGGACAGGCCAACGGAAAGGACTTCCAGCTTGACGGTGATACGCTGATGGGCTACGAGGATTTCCTTGCCAAGTACAAGGCCGAAAACCCCGGCGCGCTTGCGGAGGAAACGCCCCCCGCGCCCGCCCCGGCGAACGATCCCCCTAAGCCTAATATCGTTCTTCCGAGCAATCCCAGCGGCCCCGTCCGGGGCAAGTCTCTGTCTGACATGATGAAAGCCAAGAACGAAAACCCGGACATGGTCGTAAGTTTCGACAAGTAAGAGCAGACCCAAAAAAAAATACTACCGATTGGAGGAATTAAACTATGTCTCTCTTTGACGCGAAAAACTTTAATGGTGAAGTGTTCCAGAAGTACGTGGACACTATCCCCAACACCAAGCGCAACGAGCTTATCAAGTCTCGCGCGATCCGGCAGCGCCCCGATCTGGCTCAGGCCATGAGCGATCAGACGGGCGGTAACTACATCACCACGCCCCTTATGGGTCTGATTTCCGGCAGCGCCCCGACCAACTACGATGGCACTACCAACATCGACCCCAAGGGCACCGAAACCTACACGCACAGCCGCGTGGTCGTGGGCCGTTCCAACGGTTGGACGGAAAAGGATTTCTCCTACGACATCACCGGTGGCGCTGACTTCATGGAGAACGTCGCCCGTCAGATCAGCGAGTATTGGGACGAGATCGACCAGAATACCCTGATCCACATTCTCAACGGCGTTTTCAAGATGTCCGACACCGAGGGCGCAAAGTTCGTTGCTGCCCACACCAACGATGTCACCGGCAAGACCAACAGCGAGGGTGCGCTTGGCTGCATGGACGGCACCACCCTCAACACCACCATGCAGCGGGCTTGCGGCGACAACAAGAGCCGTTTCAGCCTCGCTATCATGCACTCTGCCGTCGCCACCAACCTTGAAAACCTCAAGCTGCTGGTGTACCTCAAGTACAACGACGAGAACGGCATGGAGCGTGACCTTGCCATCGGCACCCTGAATGGCCGTATGGTGCTGGTGGACGATTCTATGCCGGTCAATGAGGTCGATGCGACTTACGTTAAGACCTCTGACGTCGCCATCGACGACACCAAGACCTACTACACCCGCAGCGGCAGCGCGAGCGCCGGGTACACCTATACCCCTGTTGACAACCCTGTTGTCGGCAGCATCGGCAACTACTACGAGCAGACCGCAGCCGGTTATATCGCCTACACTACCTACGTGCTGGGTGATGGTGCTATCGAGTTCACTGATTGCGGCGCTAAGGTGCCGTATGAGATGGATCGTGACCCCAAGACCAACGGCGGCGAGGACACCCTGTATTCCCGTCAGCGCAAATGCTTTGCGCCCTACGGCATCAACTTCACCAAGGCGTCTATGGCTACCCTGTCTCCCACCGACGCCGAGCTTGAGAACGGTGCCAACTGGGAGCTGGTGAACAACGGTCAGTCCAGCACCGCGCGCAAGTACATTTCCGGCAAGGCCGTTCCCATCGCCCGCATCATCTCTCGCGGTTAATCATGGAAAGGGGCGTGTACTATGTCGCATCCCGCGTATTTGACTTTTGCCGAGTATCAGGCATACGGCGGTACTCTCCCCGAAACGTCCTTTACCCTCTTGGAGTTCAAGAGCCGCAAACGGATTGACTACGTGACGGATTCCCGTGTGCAAAACATGGCAGAAGTGCCGGAAGCGGTCAAACTGTGTATGATGTGTCTTATCTCTCTGGAAAACAGCGTAGGTGTACAGGCTCAGGCCGAAAACCCCGTTGTTACATCGTTCAGTACGGACGGTTATTCAGAGAGCTACGGTAAGGCGCTGGGCGTTGCGGACGCGGACAAGAGCATGAACGCCGCCGTCCGGGAGTACCTTTACGGGGAAACCGACGACGAGGGCGTTCCCCTGCTTTATCGGGGGGTGAATGGTTATTGAGGCTGTGCAATGACACGATAACCGTTTTCAACGCCCGGTACGACGCTGGGAATGACTGTGACATTTACGTGCCTACAGTCATTTCCGGCGTCTCTTGGTATGACGAAATAGCGTCTAACGTCGATTCGTCCGGGTTGAAAGCCGCAGACAAGTACATTATCCGCATCCCTACAAACGCAGAGTTTAACGGCAAAGCGTATGCCGATCCCATTGACTATGCGCAGGGCGATCCTGACAAGCTGTTCACGCTGAGAAGCGGGGACATCGTGGTAAAGGGCGCTGTGAGCGTGGTCGATCCACGGCCCGCTGTGCTGCAAAAAGCGTTTGCGGAAGTGGCTACGGGGCTGGCCGGGACGGAA